TCCACATGATTTGAGATGGTCGTATGTGTTGAGAGCATAGCAAGGCTTTATACCTGGTATAGAAAATAAAACGTTAGGAGCGAAATCATGGCTAAAAAATACAGGATAGAATTTACTGATGATGATATGGATAACATAAAATTGTATATCGACGGAGAAGAGAAACTAATCAATTTTCTAAAGTTAAAGTATCATACTGATGAATCTTATAAAAAAGGCACAAAGAAAGTAGTACTTAGATATTTAGAACCTAATACTTATAAAACAAAATTTGATGTTTTAGGAAATAATCTTGGTTTATTGGATATAGTGCCAAGCGATTTTGATTAAGGGAGTGACGCTAATGACTAGTTATTATGTTATCGGAACAGAAATTGAAGGCAGAATTTTATTAAAAAGGGACAATGGCTACATCACTACATACGACGATTTATCAAACGCTCAAGCCAAGGCTAAAAAAGGGCCTGGTTGGTCGGTTTATTCGTTAGAAAAGGTTGAAGTAGACAATAAAGAAGATAAGAAAGAAGATGAGAAAGTGGAGAAAAAGGACGAGAAAACCATCAAAATCGAAGGTGTTATCAAAGACTTGTTTGAGAACTACAAGAACATGATGATACACGTTGAAGATAACGACAAGGCAGGGCTTGCAAGTGACTTAGGCTACTACCATAGGTTCATCAATAGATTAAACGAAATAAATAAAGGCAGAAGATAACATCTAGGAGGCGTTAGAGATGGAGCATCAAAAGTTAAAGTTATCGAATTTGATACCTTACATGCATTTGATGATCAAGGGACACGAGATCTAAAGAGCGTTGAGAAAGAGTGTAAATATATGATTGATGAAATGATCGAAGTAATGGAGGATTGATTAGATGAAATTATATTTAGTTGAATATTTTATTAATAACAAACTGCAAAACATGATTGTACGAGCAAAGAATCACATAGAAGCAGAAACACAGGTTAAGGTGTCTGTTATAGCAAACATTCATGATGATAATTTTTAGGAGATGTAAGTATGAATTTTGATATGAAAGGCGAAATATTATTTGAAGATGGTTTGAAAGTTCATTTTAAATGTTACAGAGGACAACGAACAAATACCATTAAATATTTTGATGAAAATAATGAAGAAGTACCATATAACAAAATATGGGGTAGACGATATGAATACTGTAAATTAACAAACATTGACGGTACTCTGTTTTATCAAAATAATGTTATTGCACGTCCAGAGTAAGTTTATTGGAATTAATAAAAAGCACGCTCCCTTGGAAACGTGCCACTTAAATCAACTAAAATAATTATACCACAGGGAGAGTGTAGAAATGGACTATATGGAACTTTTTGAGCCAGTCGACGAAGTCCAAACGGCTAGAAATGTTAGGAATTTTTTTAACAAAGATTTAGATAAATTATTACGAATGGCAAACGAAGTACCGTCATTTTTACGTTCGCCAGTGATTGATGATATGCCTAAATCACCTAGTTTTAAAAATGGTAGTGAAGAAATTTTAGTAAATCATTTTGAATCTAAATCATATATAGCAAAGAGCATTCTAATTGGAGTTAGTAAAGCTTTAAACAACTGTCGCTTAATTCATAAACAAATATTAATTGCTAAATATCTAGATGATATGTATGATTGGCAGATAATGCAAAAATTGAATTATGAAAAAACTCGATATGCAGAATTAAAAATTAATGCATTAAATGAATTTGCAGATAGATTAGAGGTACAACCAGATTGCCCTAATTTACATGTATATATCAAGAAAAACGGAAATCAAACGGAAAGTTAGCGGAGTTGCAACGGTACTTTAATGGAATATTATGGTATTGTAGCAAAGGTAGAAACAGCCATGTATTTTTGCTTTTGCTGTTATTTTTAAAAGAGTTTATCTAATAATATATTATGATAAAGTCTAGCTTAAATCATTGCTATTTTAGATAGTAACCTACAATAAAATTACTTTTCTGTATGAGAGTTGAAAAACTCTCTTTTTTAGTTGTATTATTTCATTAAGAAAGAAATTTTTATTGGAGGATTTTTAATGGTTTCAAAACAACAATTAGTAAAATTTGAAGCATATTTAGCATGTAGCGGTGATAAAGATGTTTTAGACATATCTAATTTATTATTTAAAATAGCAGCTCAACCAAATGATAAAAGAAAAGTGGAACTCTATGGTGTGCCTGTGAGAATAGACAAAGTAGAGGAATTAACTTTAGATGACAATACATTAAAAAAATATCCAGATATGAAATTGATTTATTTTCATATGTCTAAGCTAAGGGATGATGGAATTGCTATAACTAAACAAAACATAGATGATTTAGTTAATTTGAACTTAGAGGCTGACGAATATATAGCAGAAGATATTTCTTGTATTTTTGATGTGAAAAACAGTGTATTATTTGTTCAACGTAATTTTCATAGCCTATCACCTGTCGGAGTGTTTATAACGTATGCTTTTCAAACTTCATTATTATCAATAGTTATGATTTTTGAAAGTGATCCTGTTAAAAAAAATAAGATAAGCGTATAAATAATATTTTAAGTCAGTCTATCCAGGCTGGCTTTTTATTTTGGAGAAATTATGAAAGATAGTATAGATTTCGGAAAAGTACAAACTTATGAAGAACTAAGGATGTTACGTGAGTTAGAGAAACATTACAAGAAACATCCAGTTAAACGTAAGCGTAAGTACAGTAGAGATATCAGCAAAATCAAATTAAAAGGATAGTGATTGAATTGGCTCAAAGAGTTGTGCTTATGGATGAAAGAGAATTTGATGAAGTAATGAAAGGATTAGATGCATTACCATTTGAAGTAAGTCATACAACAGCAAGCAATGGAAAGTATGTTAATGCTTTGATTACTGTATCTAAATCCAAGGTAGAAGAATCTTTAAAAGCTATGGATTACAATCAATTAAAAGGTAAAGATATTAATTACCATGCTACAGTCAAGTGGGTAGACTAGCATGTATGAAGATAAGTACATCAAGTTCTATCATAGTAAGGCTTGGAAGTTAGCGCGAAAGCAAGCACTGACAAGAGATCATTATCTATGTCAAGAGTGTTTGAGACAAGGGATAGTTAGGACAGCCAATACAGTTCACCATATTGTTCCTATTAAAGATGATTTTAATAAACGATTGAAATTAGATAATCTAGAAACTATCTGTTTGGAGCATCATAACCAAGAACATAGAGAAAAACCTAGTGGAGAGAAAGACAAATACAAAAAGCTGAAAGAAAAGAAACGTGAAGTATTTGTGTTTAAAGCAAATCCAGACTTTAAATTATAACCCCCCTAGGTCGAAATTAGTTAAAAATATTTTAGATTTCAACGGTGTTGGGGATAGAAAACAATAAATTCGTTTTTCAATCGAAAAAATATTTAAAAATCTGGAAGAAAGGAGTTAATTTTTATGCCACAAGCTGCAAAAAGTGCATTGATGCATTTGTATGAAGGAAATCCTAATAATTTAACAAAAAAAGAAATTTATAGACGAAAAAATAACGAAGAAAAGTTGAAAGTTTCTTCCAACAACTTAAATCCACCTTCCTGGTTAGAGCCAGGAGCGAAAAAGAACTTTAAACGTATTGTAGAGCTTATGGAACCAACTGGAATTTTATCTGATGTAGACGTGGATATCCTGGCGATATATTGCGATACGTATTATGATTATTTGTCCTATAAACGTAAGATTAGAAAGACTGGTAACATGATTGATGGTAGGGTTAATCCATTAATTAGAGAGAAAAGGAATGCTTCAGCAACATTAACTAAATACGCAAACATGCTTGGATTAACTCCTTCTGCTAGAGCGTCGTTAGCAATTCACCTAGATGATGAAAGTGATGATGACGATGACTTCTAAAATTTTACAATATAATCAAACTCAGTTAGAAAAATGGTGGAATGATTATAGAAAGTCAATGCTAGGTTGGGCTTATCTAGATAAACCATCTCCAGTAGTTCTAACAACATATTACGCTAAGATGGTTGTTGAAGGCGATATTCCAGCTGGTAAAAATGTTATTTTGGCTTGTAAACGACACTTAAAAGACTTGGAAAGACAAGGCGACGAAGATTTTCCTTGGGTATTCGATGAAGAAAAAGCGCATAGGCCTATTAGATTTATTGAGAAAAAATGTAAACCGTCAAAGTCTGTTAATGCTCAATTGATATTACAACCGTGGCAACATTTTATTGTTGGTTCAATGTTTGGTTGGGTGCATCGTGATACAGGTTTAAGAAGATTCCGTGAAGGGCTTGTTTTTGTTGGCCGTAAGAATGGTAAAACTACTTTAGAATCTGGTTTAGCTGATTATATGGCTGGATTTGACGGAGAGCGAGGAGCTAATATTTATTTTTTGGCAAACGCTCAATCTCAAGCTAGGAAATTATATGATGAATCTAAAGCAATGATTGAAGCTAGTCCTTACTTGGCTAAACGATTTGTTACAACACGTTCTGAAATAAGATTTCCGAAAACAAATTCTACAATCGTTCCTATGTCTGCTGAAAAGAACAACAAAGACGGAGAAAATGTTCACTTTGCCGTATTTGATGAAATTCATGAATATAAAGATTATTTCTTAATTTCAGCAATGAAGCAAGCCAGGGGTGCTAGATTACAACCATTAATCATGTATATTTCAACTGCTGGATATGTTTTAGATGGTCCTTTAATGGACTTTATAGACAACGGAAAAGAAGCTTTATCAGATTATGACGCTCATATCGACGAAAGAACATTCTATTACTTGGCTAGTTTAGATAAAGTTGAAGAAAGTGATGATCCTGAACTATGGATTAAAGCTAATCCTAATCTTTGCTTAATGGATACAGTAAACTTGATATCTGACTACATTAAGGATAAAAGAACTCCTGCTGAATATGCTACTTGGCTGACAAAACAGTTTAATATTTTTAGTTCTACTGATGAATTATCATTTGTAACAATTGAAACCATTAATAAAAACAAGCGTATGATTGATGAAGATACATTGTTAGGACGTTCATGTATAGGTGGATATGACTTATCAGAAACGGAAGACTTTACTGCTACTGGCTTAGAATTTAAGTTAGATGACGGTTCAATCTTTTGGAAAATGCAATCCTTTGTGCCAGAAGAAAGAGTCAGAATTGATAAAAATCCAGAACGATTACAGGAATGGGAAAAGCAAGGATATTTAACAATCGTTCCTGGTGAATATGTTAATTATGAATATGTTTATAATTGGTTTGTTGAGCAAGCTAAAAAATATAAAATTCAACAAATCAATTATGACCCTAACAAAGCGTTATTTTTAAACCAATCATTACAACAATACGGTTTTAATACTAAAGTCGTTAGACAGGGTTTTACTACTTTAGGCGGTCCAATGCAAAACATGAAAGAGTTGTTACTAGACGGTAAAGTAGTAACTAATAACAATTTGATGTTTAGATGGTACTTGAATAACGTCAAGTTAGTAACAGATAGAAATAATAACTGGATGCCAACTAAACAATCACGTAATCGAAAAATTGACGGTTTCGCAGCATTACTAAACGCTCATGAATCGTTATGGGAGAACCTAAACGTCAAAGAAAAGAAAGCTAGAATAAAATTTGTCAGTTTAAGATAAGGAGGTGATGACTTGGGTTTTTGGAATAGAATAAAAAGTTTAATTACTGGAAATAAAAAATCTAGTGGACCAGTTAGTTTGAAAACAGGTAATCCTTTCCCAATAAGTTTATCTGGTTCAACATTACAAACTAACGAGACAGTATTTTCAGTAATTACTCAGTTATCTAATGCAATGGCAAGTATGCCACTAAAACTATATAAGAATTATGAAGAAGTTACAGACAGCGATTTAGCGATGGAAATAAAATATCATCCTAATCCGTCAATGACTTCTTTTTCTTTTGTTCAAAAGTTAGAAACAGACCGTAATGAATATGGAAATGCTTATGTATTGATTGAAAGGGATGAATACTGGCAACCAGTTAATTTATATCCAGTATCTCCAACTTGTGTGACGGTTATGCAAAATCAAGATGATAATTCGATTTGGTATAAGATTACAGCCACTAATGAAAATATATTAGTCTCAGAAGCCAATATTTTGCATTTTAAGCACATTTCAGGGTCAACAAGGTTACTAGGCATAAGTCCGTTAGACGTGCTAAAAAATGCCTTAGATTTTGATTTAGCGGTACAAAAATTCAGTTTATCTGAAATGTCTAAGGTAGATAGTTTTAAGGTTACTTATGGTTCAAATGTTGATGATGAGAGTAGAAAAGATGTTATTGATAATTTTAGAGCTTTTATCAGAGATAACGGTGGTGTTTTGTTTGAAGAACCTGGTGTTGAAATCAGTCAACTACCTAGAGAATTCTTATCTGGTGATTTGATTAATACCGAAAAGATAACTGATACAAGAATAGCTAACGCTTTTAATGTTCCTTTAGCATTCTTAAATCAATCTACTGTTACTAATAACGAAGATTTGATGAGTCAATTTGTACAAAGAACATTAATTCCAATTGCTAGACAATACGAGCAAGAACTAACTAATAAACTACTAACAGAACAACAAAGAAAATCTGGAATGTATTTTAAATTCAATGTTAATAGTTTATTACGTGGCAATGTTCAAGCACGTACAGCATATTATCAAGCATTAAGACGTTCTGGCATCTTAACAACTAACGATATTAGAGCGTTGGAAGATTTACCACTATCTAAAGACGAGTTTGCAGATAAATTATTTGTATCTGGTGACTTATATCCTTTAGATATGGACCCAGCACAACGAAAGGGGGTGAGTTCAAATGGTAATGGAATCAAAATTGAAGAAACCAATCAAGTATTGGGAAATGAGCAAAACCCAAGATAACATTGGTGAGATTTCAATTTATGGTGAAATTGTTTCTGAAAAATGGTTTGATGAAGAAATTTCTGCCACGTCGTTTAAAGATGATTTAGATGATTTAGGCGATGTAAAGACTATTAATTTACATATTAATTCGCCTGGTGGAAGTGTTTTTGAAGGAATAGCAATCCATAATATGTTGAAAATGCATAAAGCTAAAATTAATGTTTATGTTGATGGTTTAGCTGCATCAATCGCAAGTGTCATTGCTATGAGTGGTGACACTATTTTTATGCCTGAAAACTCAATGTTAATGATTCATAATCCATGGACGGTTGCGATGGGTAATTCAAAAGAATTACGAAAGCAAGCAGATGATTTAGACCATATTGCTCAAATGAGTGTTAAAACTTATTTATCTAAATCAAATGGAAAGATTGATGAAGAAACATTAGTTAAATTACTTGATGAAGAAACATGGTTATCAGCTCAAGAAGCAGTTGATTATGGTTTAGCTGATGAAGTTTTGAAATCAAATAAAGCAGTTGCTAGTTTGCCAGGCGAGTTTTTAGAACGTTATAAACACGTTCCAAATCAATTAATTAAACAATCTGCTCCAGGTAATTCGATTAACCGAGAGCGACTAATTGTCAAAGCAAAAGAAAAAATTGATTATGTGAATAATACATTAGGAGGAGTTACATTATGACAGTTACACTTTATGAAAAGAAACAAAATTTAGGAACTTTAGGTTCACAATTAAAGAAAGTTAATGAAGAAATTGCAATGAAAGCAGGAGATCCGACAGTTGCTGATAAGGATTTAATGCAATTACAAGAACAATCAGAATCTTTAGAGAAACGTTATAACATGTTAAAAGAACAAGTAGAGCGTGAAGAAGCTGAACAACGTGCTAAATTCACAAAAACAAAAACACCTACTATGACAGCAGAAGAAAAATTAATTCATGCTAAGGCTGAATTTTACCGTGGTCAAAAGTTATCTTCTGACTACAAGCAAGTATTAGGTGATGACGACTCAACAACTCATGGTTCTAAGTTGTTACCAGTAACAATTGCAAATGACATCATTGCTGAACCAACTGACACTAATCCATTACGTGATGACGAATTGGTAACAGCAGTAACAAACTTAGAACGTCCACGTATTGATGTAACAATCGATGACGACTCATTTGTCAACGACCAAGAAGTTGCTAAGGAAATCGAAGTAAAAGGCGACACAGTTAAATTTGGACGTAACAAGACAAAACTTAAAGTAGCTATTTCTGAAGCAATTCTAAACGGTACTGATACAAACTTAGTAGAACATGTAAATGCTCAATTACAAGCTGGTTTAGCACGTAAAGAAAAGAAAGTAGCTTTTGCTGAAACACCAAAATCTGGTGAAGAAGAAATGAGTTTCTACTCAACTCAAAACAACATTAAGAAAGTATCTGGTTCAACTTTATTTGACGCTATTACACAAGCTGCAGGAGATATTGCAGATGAATTCCAATCTGATATTAAAGTTTATATGACACGACCAGATTACTTGAAGATGATTAAAGAATTATCTAACGGTGCAGTATCATTGTTTGGTAAGGCTCCTGAAGAAATCTTAGGTTATCCCGTTCGTTTCACTGAATTAGCTAAGAAACCAGTTGTTGGTAACTTCAAGTATGCTCAACTAAACTATGAAATTTCTTCTGCATTGTACGAACAATGGAAAGACTATGACAAGGGTGTAAACAATTTCCAATTGACAGCATGGTTTGACCACAAAATCTTATTAGCTAGTGCATTCCGTATTGCTGATGTAGTGGCGTCAAAATAGATTCCCCACAGGGCCCAGGTAATGGACCAGTTGGCAGTGGCTCAATTTCTGGACCTGATAGTGGGGTTGCCAAATTTGACCCTAGCGGAGATGTAAAACCAACTGATGCTAATACAGTAACTGAAATTAAAGCATATTTAGATGCTCATAGTATCAGTTACTCATCTAGTGCTACTAAAGTTGATTTATTAAAATTAGTTGGTTAGGTGGTGTAGATAATGGACTTGGGCCGACTAAAAAGAGCAATAGCGATTGATAGTAATGTGTTTGATGATGTACTTACATTGTGTTTGAACGCTGCTGAATCTAAGATACAAGGTTCGATTGGTACTAAGTATCCAGATTTTTATGCTGATAACTATTTATATGATTTAGCGGTTATTCAATTAGCAGACCATTATTTTAAAAATCGTTCTGCTACAACTCAAAAAGGCGAAGTTCCTATTTTGTATGGTGTTAATGAGATAATTCTTCAATTAAAGCCTGAATATCGAATTTATGCTCAAAAACAAGAAATGAGTGATGAAAATGATAGCTGAAACTGGAGATTTAACAGAGATCATTAAAATTGTACGTCCAAGAGTTCCAAAAGTTGATGAATATGGTGATGAAATAGCAACGGAAGATGAAATAATTTATCCAATGTTGTTTGCGATGCTGAGAAGCAAAAATGCTAATGACGTTGAAAAAAACTTATCCACGTTATCAACATCAGCACAATTTGTAATCAGACACAGATTTCAAAACGAGCCTAAAATCACAACTGATATGGAGTTAATCCATAACAATGAACGTTACAAGATTAATAATTTCAACATTGACACTCAATATAAGATGTGGGACGTAATTATTTGTCAAAAGTCGTTGGAATAGGTGGTGTTTTTATGAGTGATGAGTCGTTTAGTATTGATGAAAATATTACTGTTGAGCTAAAAAAATTAGGTGAAAAAGGTAGTAGAATTTCACGAAAAGCGGTTCGAAAAGCAATACCTATTTTTGAAGAAGCTTTAAAGAAAAATACACCTTATGAAACAGTTAGTGATCGTTCTTGGAAAGCTCAAAGACGAATGGATGAAAAAACAGGTAAGAAGTCTGAATTTAAACATATGAGAGATGATATCCAACTTAGTGGTATCGATCAGTATGGACACGTCAATGTTGGTTTTGGTGAAGATACTTACTGGCGTGTTCATTTTATTGAATTAGGGACGGTTAATCAGAAGCCTAATCCATTTATTGAACGAACAGTTGAAGAAACAAAAGACGATTATTTGAACAAAATGTCTAGCATCATAAGGAGTGAATTAGGTCTATGAGAATTAGCGCTATTGATGTAGGAAATATCATAAAGACTTTAGATGAATTTGATAACACAAATACGTTTATCATGCGTGAAATTCCACAAACGATTTTAGAAAGTAAGAAGTTGCCTTTTGCCCAAATTACTTTCTTAGGTAATAGTCCTTTTGATTATGCTAGTAACTTTAAACGTGGAGAATTATCTGAGAGTCAGATAGATATTTATGTAAAAGATAATAAAATAGGCGAAAAATTAATAAATTCAGTAGAAAAAGCATTAAAAAATAGCGATTTTGAAGTGTATTTTACTGATTTTGATACAAATTATGAGTATGATTTTCAAGTTTTACGTTTTAGAGTAAGACGATATCAAATAATAAAGTGAGGTTATAAATTATGGCAGATAATAAATTTGCAATTGGTACGGTTGGTTTCAATCGTATTTTGTTCGGTATCATGGACGGCAAAGAACAAGTAACAAAAGTAGTTGCTATTGATGGTAATTCTGGTGGTGCTGTAGAACTTAAAACAAGTGGTTTTCAAGGTCAATCTAACACTGTTTATGGTTCAAACATTGCTTATTATGTATCTGATGCTGGTACAGGTACTGGTAAAGTTGAAATTACAGCTGTTGAATTGCCTAGTGATGTAGCAACAGAAGTATTAGGCGATAAGTTAGACAATGGAATTTTAGAAACTTACTCAACAGTAACACAACCATATTGTGCTGTTATTGCTGAAGCAGAAGATTTACAAGGAAAGAAAATGTGGATTGGTATCGCTAAAGCTAAATTTGCTACAGTTGACGCTGATGATTTGAAGACATCAGAAGATAAAGGTAAAACACCTAACAATGTAGCAATTTCTGGTTCTGCAATCACTAGACGTTCAGATAAATTAGTTAAAGCTAAGGGTTCCGAAACATCTGGAGCTACATTTGAAACTTTTGTAGCTAAGATGTTTCCTGGATTTAAAGCTGTTGATACTATTACAGAAAATGCAGTAACAAATCCAGTATTATCTCCTGATGGAGGTAGTCACTAATGATTTCAATTAAACTATATGATCCAGAAACAGATAAGGTAAATTACTATGAACAACGTAAGATTAACTTTGGAAAAATCAAGAAAATTCTTGATTTTAACAAAGATATTGAAGAAAAATCAGCACGCTTACGTATTTTAGAAGATAAATTAACAAATGGTGTTGTTTTAACAAAACCAGAAGAGAAAGAATTTGTTTCTTTATCTGGGGAAAATGAAGTTGGTATGTTAGAGCCAATGATTGATATTGTAGTTGATTTATTCAACAATCCTAATGTCACCAAAGAAGCTATTTATAATGGTTTAGATTTACAAGACGGTGTTGAAACATTACGTACAATCATGAGCGATGCAATGGGTGGAGCTAATAAAGACAACTCAAAAAAATAGCATCGTCCGAAGCACTTGAGACTTTAGATGATATAACTAAGCAATTAATGGAAAATGGTATTCCATTTCAAGATATTGAAGATATGGATAGTGAAGCTTTCTTTAAATACTTAGAACGTCAATCTGAAAGTAACAGTAAATTAAGTGCTGAGGAATTCTATAATCAATTTTAGAAAGGAGAAATGCATATGGCAGTAGGTAGACCGTTAGGATCAATGGTTGTTTCTTTAGGCTTAGATTCGGTCAAATTTACTGATGGTTTAAAATCAATTCAAAATCAATTTAGATTAGCTAAGTCTGAAATGCGTGCTAACGTTGCTGA